CTTAGTACCAACTAAAATTCCAGCATTGATTGACGATGCTAATATTCAAGATGCGCTAAGAGCGTATCATTATGGGTCATATGACTTTGATACCGCAGAAACAGATCCAGCAGAACTTTTAAACCCATCTATTGCTTATACTATTAATGATTTACAAGATCAAATAGATGATCAAGTTGCACTAGAGTTAGTAGCAAGAGATAGTTCAAGAGTAACTACAACTGCACCAACTTCTGCTGCGTTTACTGCGTTTTCTGCCACAATTCCAGATGGTTATATTTGGGTAGACAAAGATGCTGCTGCTCAAGTTGGATACTATTCTGCAACATCAATTTATACAACAACCCAACCATCAACAAATTTAGTAAATGGTGTTATTTGGATTAAAAAAGGTTCAAGTCCCCTTGAGATGTATGTTTATAATGGCGACACTAGCACTTTTAATCAGGTGGTCTAATGCCAACAACTTTTGATGAAGATGGAAAACCAGGGTATATCTACAACGTAGCAGATGATAAATGGTATGCTATTTCTGGTAAGACGGATACCTCTGGAACCTTTGAATGGGCAGGACTACAAAGTTATTTATCTGCTGTAACAATGCTTGAATCCCTGGTTGCAAAAAAGGGTATAAATAATTATCTTAATCCAGCAGCAAGAGACGCATCAATTACCTCTCCAACTGCAGGATCAATCTGTATAATAAGACAAGACGGTAGTGGAAATACAATACATCAACTTCAACTTTACAATGGTTCTTCATGGGTTGCTTTTATTCCACCACAAACAGGAAATTCTGGTAAATTTTTAAAAACTGATGGTACAATTACTTCATGGGACACAGTTCCAGAGGCTTTCGTAGCGACCTTTATGCTAATGGGAGGATAAAGAATGCCAACAACATATAAAGTACTGGGGCAAGTAAGCCCTTCAGCAACAACTGCAACTACTGCATATACAGTGCCAAGCGCAACTCAAGCAGTAGTATCATCAATTGTTGTAGCAAATTTAGGCGCATCATCTGGAACATACAGAATTGCAGTTCGCCCAGCAGGAGAAGGTTTAGCAAACAAACACTATTTAGTTTATGATGCAACAATTGCTGCAACAGATTCTTTAACACTAACACTAGGTATAACTTTAGGAGCAACAGATGTAGTAACTGTATATGCTTCATCAGCAAACTTTGCATTTAATCTATATGGAAGTGAGATTGCATAATGTCAATTAGAAGTGTTGAATCTGGAGATCAAAAAACATTTTCAGGAGCAAACACATCAGTTGCTGTTCCAACTCAACCTTCTACACCAACAGCAACAGCAAATGACTCTACAACTGCAACAGTCTCATTTGATTTAAATACAATTGGCGCAACTGTAAATAACTATACAGCAACATCAACTCCTAGCAGTATTACTGTAACATCTAGCACCAGTCCTATAGCATTTTCTGGAACACTTACTGGTGCAACAACATATACCTTTGTTGTAAAGGCAACTGGAAATGTTGGAGATAGTATAAACAGTGATGCCACCGCTCCAATATTTACACCAGCGCAATACGTACTTTTAAATACATATAATTCTAGTTCATACTTTACAGTTCCCAGCACTGTAACAAAAATTGCAGCAATTGTTATTGGTGGTGGTGCTGCAGGTGGCGTTGGTGGTTATGTTCAACCTGGTGGTAGCGGTATTTCAGGCGGAGGCGGAGGCGGTGGTGGCGGTGGTGGAACAGCAATATTTACGGAGTATTCAGTAACATCTGCTACTACATATACAATTACAGTAGCCGCAGCAGCAGGTGCTAGTAGCATAAGTATTGGCGGTACTGCTCTTGCCACAGCAAATGGTGGTAGTGCAGGAAATGCGGGCAGTTACGATGGAAATACTGGTAACGGCGGAGCCAGCGGAAATGGAACTGGAAATGTTACAAACATTGTTGGATATTCTCCTGGTACTGCTGGTAATGGAAGTTTTAACGCCGTTGGTGGTACTGGCGGAGCAGTAAGTCCAGGATCCATAACTTTTACTGGCGCTGACGCTGGAATTCCTACTTACACTCATAATGCAAATGCTGGTGGCGGTGGTGGTAGTCCAGGTGGCGGCGTTTCCAGAGCAGGTGGTAGTGCTACTCCAAATGCAGGTTCTGGTGGTACTGGAGTCTGGAGTAATGGTAGTGGTAACGCTGGTGGTACTGGTGGAACTGGAACAATTGGCGGAGGAGGCGGTGGAGGAGGCGGTTCTAGAGGAGACTCGGAGGCTGGCGGTTCTGGACAAGGTCCTGCTGGTTCAGGTGGTGCAGGAAGAATTATTATTTATGGAAAACCATAGTTAAATATATTAAAACTAGTCAAGAAAGGAATATAGATAAAAATGCACTCAGTCGCAATAATAGATGACGGTATCGTTGAAAACTGTGTAGTTGTAGAATCACTAGAAGATTTAAACTCACTGTTTCCTGGTAAAACTCATGTTGAATATTTTCTTGTAGCACCAGGATGGACTTATGTTGATGGAAAATTTACTAATCCAAACGCTTAGTCTATATGTAAATAATAAAATATAAAATAATTTTTATATATTAAAATTTGGGGGTAGTTTAAAATTATTAATATAGATGAAAAAATTTCTATTGGTTGGTGTGATAATGGATTAACTGAAGGATCTTTTACAGAAGGTCTTTTAACTGTTTCATTAACTGCTCATCAAGAAAAATTTTATATAAACTCTTGTGTCCGCGTTCAAGGAAATCAAATAGCAAGACAAAGACAAACCCTTGTAGACTATTGGTATGAAAAAATAGATTCTGATTGGTTGTTTTGGGTTGATTCAGATATTAATATAAATTTAGAAATATTTAAAAAAATATGCAGTATTGCAAATAAAAAAACTCATCCAATTGTTAGTGGCGTTTATTTTATTTCAAAAGAAAGTGATGGATCTTTACCAGTTGTAATGCCATGTATTTTTGATGATATAGATACATATTTGATTAAGTATCATCACCCATTACCTCATGATCAAGTAATAAAAGTTGATTCTGCTGGCATGGGCCTTGTAATAATGCATCGTAGTGTAATAAAAAAATTAAAAGAAAAATATGGCAAAAAAAGTTTTTTATTTGCTGAAAATAATTTATCAGAAGATGAATTTATAGGAGAAGATATATCATTTTTTAGAAAATGTAAAGAACTAAAGATACCAGTTTATTGTCATACGGGTGCAATTGCCAAACATATAAAAAGAGTTCCTTGGGATCAAGACTATTATAGTTTGTATTGGAAAAATAAACTTTTAGAAGAAGAAAATAATAAATAAAAATACCCCACCAGATTAATGATGGGGTATGTTTTTAAATAATTACCTCTTACATGGGTACTTGTTGTACCATTCTTGATACCGCTTTCCATTTACGGAACTCCAAGCAGACCAGTCTTTTCCACCCTTAGTCATATGAAGAGCAATTTGTGCATTTACAACTGGGTTTAATAACTCAGCGTTTGAATCCAACTCAAACTTTTCTCTACGATCTGACCCTAGTTCCCCAAGCATATTTATTTGAAATACACCATAAGAACTGTCTCCAGTCTTTACGTTACCGTTGAAAGCAAGAGGACGACCATTAGATTCTGCCTTTGCAATAGCACAAGCAGATCTCAAAGTCTTTCCTTCAAACCCTACAAACTTTAACATATCCACCAGTTGCTCATCAGTCAAATTATGAGCATTTTCATACTTTTCTAATTTTTTGTCTTTAGAAACCAAAAAAGCCACCTTTTGGGTGGCAGACTTGACAGACTCTTTAATTAGTAAGTTATTTTCATTTGTTGCATTTGCGGTAGCCGAAAAAACGGTACTGCAAATAACCAACGTTAATACCCCTAGCCAAACATTTGCTTCTCTCATTGTAAAATACCTCCTAGAGAACAAATGCTACCAAGTAGGTAGCATATATTAATTATACCACTATTTGGACTTTATAGTCAAATACCCGCATAAAAATAAAAAATATTTATAATATTACTATTAGTTAGTGGTATAATGATAAGATTATGGCAACATTTAGAGATCAAGCAACTGGTGCGTATTCAATAGGCTCTGTTCCACCAACAGTTACGTGGACAGTTGTAAAAGGCGATACCGCTGCATTTAGGGTATACGTAACAGATGACAATAAGGTTCCATTAGACATTGCTGAGTGGGCTATTGAGATGGAAGTTAAAAGGCCAACAGTAGCGGGTAATTTTAATGATGCAAATCCAACAAGTGTATTAACAATTTTCCCAACAGCCACAGCATCTGATGATGAAGGAGAGTTCACAGTATCCCTGACATCAACACAATCAAGAAGTTTAAATACAGGTGATATTTTTGACATTGAATTAAGTGATGCAACTAGGGTTTGGACAGTTGCTCGTGGCACACTAACAATCATTGAGGACATTACTAACGGTCAAGAGTCCTAATGGCTTATATTGCAATTACCGACAAAAGTTTAACATCTTCAAAAATTCAATCTAAGAACTATCCAAGAACAAGTCTAAAAAACATAGACAATTTAGCAACAATTATAGACATAAAAAACTCTGTTGAGAATCTAGTTCAAAAAGACTATGCAAAACTAGAAATAAGGCCAGATAACAGAGAAGCAGTTATTTTAGAATTACTCCCTTTTAGAGTAAGGTTTCAAAACATTGGTCTAAATATTGCAAACGCAGGTATTCCTGGCATTGGGCTTCAAATCATTGGTGTGAACAACTATA